GATGAAAAAGCGCCCCCGCGACAACAATAGTTCCATCTGCCCCCGCAGAAATCGCCATTGCCGTAAACATGCTGAAAAAGACCATGAGAAGCACCGACAGAACCCCCGCGAGCTTTCGCCAGCTTCTCGCAATGGCAAGGGCCGCGACGGTTGTCAGTGACGCCTGCGTGGCAACCCACGTTAGGGCCGGGATGTTGTAAACCCAATGGCCGTATAGCTCCGGCGTGATAGGACTCCCCCCAAACGTGACGCGCAGCCCGAATAGGGCCGACATGCACCATGCCATGATATAAAAAAAGACCATCGCAGGCCTGTGTCTGTCGAATGCCGTCATGCGCCCCAACTCTTTAGAATTTGCAGGCGGCGAACGGTGCCGCCGATTATCAGGTGAAGGCAGAACGCCACAACAAACGGCAAAGCTGCCATCAGATCCGCCGACACGGTATAAGGCCCGCTTTCTGTGAAGGTCTGCACGGCCCCCAGAACGCCGTACACGTTCACAAACCACCAGTCCTCGACAGTATCCCAGCCGTTCCAGCCCTGCGAAACCAGCTCAAACGCCAGATAGGACGCCCAAGCAAAGGCCACGATTGCCCACTTGTCGGGAAACTCGCCCATGAGCCAGTGATAGGCCATAGACACGCCGTATACGTACCCCAGAAGCCCCACAAGCTTGGCGTGGCTGATCTGATTGGTTGCATACCCATAGGGGTCGTCAATGAAGCTGTTTGCCTTCACGGAATAAGCCCCTTGTGATCTGGACAGGCAGCGGCAAAGTCCGCATAGCTTTCGGCAATCTCGCGCTGCGTTTCGGGGGTGTCTGACCGCGAACGGGTCGCAAGGCTTTCACCCCAGATTTTGCACAGCTTGCTTTCAGTCGCGGAAGCCTGCGTCATCGTACTCTGACAAGCGGTCAGGGTCAGCGCGGTCAGCATCAACGCGAGCGTCAATCTCGTTAGCGTTCTCATGGTCTTTTATCTCCATTTCCTGCTGTGCGTCTTTCTTGGTGTCTTTGCGCACCAATTTGATGGCCGCAAGGATGCCCCCGGCCACCGTCAGGACGCCCAGAAGCTTTGAAAGCAGCCAGCGCATTAGGTGGCCCCCTGCTTGCGCACTCGCGCCACAACGCCCGCGAAAAACACCATAACCATGATCAGCGGCATCCAATCCTCTGGCACCTTGTCTTTCAGGTCTTGCGGTAGCTCCATCCACACAATGGGCAAAGCCGCTAGAGCCGCCATGAATTGCGTCGAGTGCCATTTAAGGGCGTTCTTCCAATCGTCCACGAGTTTCATATCAGGCCTTTCCTGAGATTTTGATTGCCAGTTCAAGCGCGCGCTTAAGCGCCTTGATAAGTTCGCCCCACAGATCGTCAGCAGGTTTTGAAGCTTTGGCCTTTTCCCACCAATCAGGCGCGTTGAAGCCGGGGCAAGCCTTGGCCGCGTATTGGTTGTGACCCGTCACGGGGATATCGCCATACTTGCGCTGCAAGGTCTGGATCAGATCGACAAGGGCCGCTTCCTGCGCCTCTGTGAAGTTCTCAGAAAATTGGTCAGTTTCTGCGCTGCCGTGACCGCCGAACAATGAAATGCCGATGGTCCCGGTGTTGCGTCCTTTGACGTGCGCCCCGTCTCGATTGATCGGGCGACCGTCAAGAACCGTCCCGTCTCGGTCGATCAAAAAGTGATAGCCAATATCAGACCAGCCGTTTAGCTCTGTATGCCAGCGTTTGACTTCCTGCACCCGCGCCCATGTAGTATTGCCCTCCATAAAGTCGGGATGGGTTGCAGTGCAGTGCAGGATGATTTCGGTGATCTTACGCATATCAGACCCCCACCGCGTCAAAGTCAGTTGCAAGGATCTCGTCGGCGCGGGCTTGATCAATAATCCCCGCAAACACAAGCGAGGCAACGCCGGGGGCAACATCAGGGTGGTCAAGAGAAAACTCCCCCGAAACAGCCTTGGACAGCCACAAATCAAGCTCTGCCGATTGCTGGCGGGCTGCGTGAAATGCCGCCCATTCTGCCTGCGTGAACAGGTTGAGAAACTCGCGGGGCGTACCTATGCGCCGTGGTGGGTTGGCCGCATTCCTAGTTGCCTCAAAAGCGTCTTCTTCTTGGGGCGTCATATCGACCCGCTTGCCGTCAACAATTTTGTGCATGTGGATTACCTCGCTAGGCCAGCCATGATGATTGTGCCGGACGTGATGTTTCCGCTGTCGAAAAGGAACTGAATGGCATCAATTGCGACAAGGGTTTTGTGACGCCCTGATCCTGACAGGGCTGTCGCGTCTGTGGTGTGGTAACTCGTGTGGAACGTCGCGTGCGTTTGGTCCGCATCGCCGGGGTCATAGATTTCTAACCGACCGTGAACCCCGTTGCCGTTCGTTTGGGGTTGGCGTGCAATCGTGATGGACGTTGTGGATGACGACCAGCGCCCGTTGGCCCCGCTTCCCGCAATGACCTCTGATCCGGCCCACTTGTAATCAGCAGTTGAGATGAACGTTGTTCCCCCATCGCTCGAAAAGCGAACGCCAAGGTTTTGGCCACCTGTTGCGGGGACAACCCCGACAAAGCGGAAAACATACCCATGATATTTTGAATGATCGAACTGCGTGAACTCGATTGCAGCCGTGTCGCTTGCTGTTGCCGATGCGATTGGCACAAGACCAGACAAGTCGCGCGCTTCAAGGGCAACAATGTCAGCCTCAGCCGTTGTCATAGCCCCCTCTAGGGTTGTGACCTCGCTGCCGACATGCTCAATGGCACCTTGAACAGAGTTCGCGGGAACATCAGGGGTTGCTGTGAAGGAAATATCATTCGCCGCAGAACCGCCCTTGAAAGACGGGGCCGGATCAATCGGGAAGCCATTCAGCACAACGTCAGCGGCATCGGTTGCGTTCACCTTCACATCAACAGACCCATCGTGCCACATGGGCGGGATAAGCCCCTGTGCGTCCGTCTGCACCGGGTTCGGACCGGCAACAGTCAGGGTGCTGTCGGTGTAGATCGTCATGAGCGTCGCGGTTCCGCTTTCGTATGCGTACACTTTCGCGCCAGACAAGGGATCGCCGTTCGCGTCGAGAAGCCTCGACCCGTTCGGCCAGATTTGGTCAGCCATTTAAGGTTTCTCCATAGAAAAGCCGCCCCGGCGGGACGGCTGGTTGACTTTCGGGCTTGGAGTGATCAGATATTCAGTATGGAACTGAATTTTTTCACAATCGCCGCCGCCATTTTTGCAGGAAATGTTTTATTCGCCACGTTCATGCACGGGGCGCGTGGGTTAGCTAAGGTCAGTGAATACAATGACGCATCGTGGGGAACCGTGATGTGCTTCTCGATCCCGCCGCTTCTTATGGCGGGGATTGTCGCCACCTATGGTTAATTGGTAACACCCTCATAGGCGCGCACGCCTCGCCGTGTCAGATTTTCAATAGCCAGACGGTTTAACTGGTTGATTTGGGGTTGCTGCAGCTTTCCACCTGACGCCACGAGGTTGCGAAGCGCATTTCCGGTTTTCTGTGCGCTGCGCTGCGTCAAGAGGTTGGCGACCGAGCCAGCCATAGGCGCGCCAAGCCCCATAACCTCTGTTCCAAGAACAGGCATAAGCGCATTCGTTTGTGCCCCGGCCCCAATTCCGAACTTACCAACACGGCGCATCAGGTTGCCGGTGCGCGTGCCTCGGACGACCTTTGTCATAAGGTCGATTTCATCCTTGGAGAAACCACGCCGCAACTTTGGGTTTTCAATGATCCGGCGCAATTGTGAACGCAAACCCGCCTCAAATCCTGAAGCATAGTTTTCAGCCTTCTCTATCGCGCCTTCAATAATCTCAGACCGGCGAAGTTGCCCCCAGATTTTGCGGCCCTCTGCGGCGCTCTTTCCTGCTTCAGCAGATGCTTGGTCGATCACATCGTCAATTTTGCTGACCATACGCGACCCGGCAGCAGCTTCAATTGGGTTTCCGATGTTGCCAGCTGGCACTTGCGCTTGACGCCGCAAAACATCCAATTCCTGAAACCCTATTGCCGCATTCGGGTCGGTCGCTGCATTCTCAATTCGGTTCAATGCGCGCGCCGATTGGGGGGTAAGGGACGTTGCCCCGTCTTCGGCCATGTCCACACCCTTGCGAACCGCCTCATCCAGCATTTCGGGGTACGCTTCTGTTAGGGCGCGTCGCTCCAGACCGCCTGTTGCGTCTGCCCGTGCAAAAGCACGCTGCGCATCATCCGCCATCTGCGCGGCGTCAGGGGCCTCTCGCAGCATTGCCTTATTGGCACGGCTTGCGGACTGCTTTTCAAGAATGCGGCCAAGCATCTTCCCCGCGACAGGGGCCGCAGCGCCAAGGCCCGCACCAATCGCGCCAGTTTTCCATGCGTCGTCTAGACGGTCCTCAACACCGCCCTCCCCGCTTGCAAATCCGTATAGTGCGCCCTCCGTGCCTGCGACCGCCGCGCCAGTTGCGGCGCGGGTCAGAGCGCTAGGAGCTGTCATCCCCTTCAAAACGACGCCGGGGACGGCCAGTGCACCGGCGATTTCAGACCCATAAGCCGCAACCGGGTTTTCATCCCGTGCAAGGTCAAGCTCCGCGCGCATTTTGTCGCGCGCAAATGCGTAGTCTTCTTCGTATGTGTTGGGGCCGGTCATGCCGTGAAGTGCGCCGACAGCCTCATCCATAGACCCGAACGAAACGCCCTGCCCTGCCCCATGCATTGCAGCAGAAACAGCGCCGTCGCCATAGGTCCGGTTGTGGGGCAAGGAAACATCAACATAACCGCCCGTGCTTGGATCAAACACCATGCCTTCGGGGACATCGCCAAAAGAGCCGTCTTTATTGGGCAATTCCGATGCGGCCTGCTTTGTTGGTCCCGCCCGGTCTTTTGAAGGCGTCCCTAGTTTTTTTGCGGCCTGCACCAATTGGCGTGCATGGTCAGGGTTGCCAGCCTCATGAGCTTTACGCGCCGCTGCCATGTATTCTTCATACGTCGCCATATTTAGCCACCATACATTTTGAGAAGGTCGTCGTCTGAAACGCTGTTGCCGCTTGAAGATGAACCGGAAAGCGCCCTATCCAGCCCCTTTTGAACAATGGCCTCCAGCTCATCCAGTGCCGCAATGTAGGCATCTCGGCTTTGCGAAGTCTTTAAGCGTGCAATTGCGTTTTGCGCCGCGATGCCTTCACGCTCTGTAATCTGCCCCCCACCCTTGAGCGTTTCAAACGCTTGCAGGAATGACTTGCCTTGCAGTTGTTCGATCTTGACTCCAAGGTCAGCGCCCCCTTGACCACCAGTGACCAGAGGAATGCCGGCGGGAAGTCGTCCTTGCACGTTGCCGGTTACTGAGGGCAGCGCCGGATCTGTTTTGATGGCCTCGATCAGGGCTAGGGCTTCACGCGCCTGCTGCACTTCAACAGACTGGCTCCGCGCCTCTTGCTCGGCTTCAAGGGCAGGTTTCCCACCGGGGATAGGGTGCAGGGACCGCGCGCCGTTTTCTGGATCCGTGCGAAGCTCATAGCCGGGGGGGATAGTCCCAACCTCCGAACCTGTATTCACCGATACGTTCACGCCGGCACCGCCGATAGATGTAACCTTTCCATCCTTGCCTACGTTGTAAACCTTGGATGGGTCGAGGCCCATTGCCCCCGCCTCATCGCCTGTGACCTGTCGGAAGTCAGGCACGCCGCCACCGTTCCGCGCCTCCGCAATTCCAAGGGCATCCATCACGGGCGCAAACTGCAAAGCGTATGTTGGGAACTGATCAAAAGGCACATCAAGGCCATATTGCCCCATAAGCGTATCGAACCCGGCCTGATCACCGCTGGCATAAAGTCCAGCCGCCATTTTCAGCCCGCCCATGAGTTCCGCCTTGGCCTGTGCGGCCTCTGCTGCCGATAGCTCGCTCGCCATCTTTACGGCTTCCATTTCAGCCTTCTTTTCAGCCCGTGCGTTGGCTTGATGCTGCGTTTGAAACCCAAGCGCCTGCGTGGGATCCAGCCCCGCAAGCGCATTCAGCGCGTTTTGATCGCCAGACAAAAGCCCCTGCCCCTGCTCTTGATACAGGTTCGAAAGTGCGTTCTGCCGCTTGACCTGATTAATGCCTGATGCGGCCTGTGCGCCGCGTGCCATCGACCCAACCGGGTCAACAGTTTGGCCGGATAGAATAATGCTGGGGTTCATCTGCATATCAGGCTCCGAAGCTCAGTTTGTTCAGGAAGTTGCGCGGGTCTTGTTTTTGCGCCTTTGGGGCAAGCGCGTTAGTAAAGATGCTTGCCTGCATCTGCTGTGTGTTCATGGGGGCGGGCTGGGGTTGTGTCCCAACCTGTGGGCCTACTCCGGCCTCCCTCAAAAGGGCTTGGATCATAGACGCCCCGTTTGCCATGTCTGACCGGGTGTAATTCGGGTCGCTGCTGTGCTGGCCTGTCCGACGAGGCTGGCTGTGATCGACACCAAGAAAGCCCGCCGCCTTGGTGCGGTGATCCCCCATTTGGCCCATAACTTTATCATATACGGACCCCGGCGCACCGCCATTGGTTGCGTCCGAGGCGTTGTAGCGGCCAACACCGCCCGCATTGATCGCGCTATAAATGTCCAGAAGCCCCATCCCCGGCTTAACGCCAGTATCTCGAAGGTATTTTGCAACAGCCCCGTTTTCGCCAAGCTGGCTTCCGATAGGATCATCCCAATTCACACCATATTGACGCGCTTGGGGCTCACCAAACTGGATCAGCCCGCGATGCTGCCCCCATTGGGTTGTCGGGCCTGCCTTTGTCGGGTCAAACGTGCCTGCGGTTTCGTAGGAAATCGCCGTTGCCAGATCCAGCGGGTCAATGCCAAGAGCGCTTGCTGTGGAATAAATGCCGTTTCGAATATCATTCATGTCTTTTACCCCTGCTGCATCAGGTTGTTAAACATCAGCGACGACGCAAAGTTGTTGGTCATGCCCGAAAGCGCGTTGCCCTGACCGATCGCCCCAGCCGCCTGCGCGTTGCCCATGTTTCCGTATGCTGTAGACGCCGAATTTGCGAAATTCTGGCCCATGTTGGCTTGCATTCCCGCTGCGGCCTGCCCCGCGCCCTGCATTGACATAAGCCGGTTCAAGTGGTTGCCGTATTGCTGGTTTGCGAGGTTTTGACCAAAGCCGGTCAGCGCTTGCTCATGTGCGCCGGATCGAAGCATTCCAGACCCAGCGGCGCTGGCATCTAGCGCGTTCACACCTTCCTGCATTTGGAATTCATACCCCGGTGCGGCCTGAAATCCGCCATACCAAGACGGCTTGTCTCGCATGCCCATTTCATACTGAAGCGCAGCGTTTGCCTTGCCGCCTGAGCGCCGATAGGGGCGCAATGCTTTGCGGTTTTTGTTGTAAATCCCGCGTTGCAATCCAAGCTGCTGCTGCGCTGCGTCGGTTTGCGCGTCTGCGGCTTTGCTCGCGGCATTGCTCTGTGCGATACCGCCAACAGCGGATGCGCCAATGGCTAGTGCTGTAAAACACATATCAAAGCTCTTTCCTGTGGATTTTGCCTAGCGGGGCATAACCGCGCCGCTTTACGATTTTCGCCACCCCAAGTTCTTCAACGGGGTGCGATAGGTGGACGTCATGTGCGCCCAATTCTTTGGCCTCTGCCTCAAATGCGTCGAGAAGTCGAAGGCCACTGCGGTCTTCCGACCACCAGAAGAACTCAAAAGCCGTGATGTAGCTGGCATTTGACGGAGCGCCCGAAAGCTGACCGCAAATGAAGCCCTTTTCACTGACGAAAAACGGCGCGTTCGGGGCCGCAAGAAGCCCCGCAAAGAAGTTCGCTGTATCCTCAGCAACGAACGGATAAAGATCCTGCTTGGCCGCGTGAAATCGCCTCCCCAACTCAACAAGCTGGGGAATATCCGCCACGACTGCTTTGCGGATCATGGCTCTAGGGCCTCTATTCTGGTTTCGTGGTCTTGTATCGTGGTTTCGTGGCTTTGCGCCGCCGCTTGAAGCTCGCGCACAGCCTCATACAGCCGCTGTAGTAGCTCTTGGCCCTCAATTGTGGGCTTCCCCTGCGGATCAAAGTATTGATCGCCCAGAGACGGCTCCGGAACGCTGGTTTGCTCAAGTGTCATGCCAGATCCACCAATGCAGACGAGTTAAACGTGACTTCGTGTGGTTCAGAACAGGCCAATTCGACTGTGAAGGCCCTAAACTGCCCCAGAGATCGCCAGACAAGGCGGGTTTCGTATTTCCCCACGTCGCCAAGTTCGCGCCATTTCTCTGTTGACCATGTTTGGCCTCGGTCGCGGCTGGTCCGAAGCCAGCACTTGCCCGCCCCGTGTCCCGTGCGCCCAATCGCCTCGAATTTCGCCACCCGCGCCACCCGATCGCCGCCCAAACTGTGACTGATCATTCGGCGACGCAGCGGTTTATCAGCGTCCGTGTTGTTGCGCGTCATTTTGTGCATCTTCCCGCCTATGTGCAGGGAATGCCAATCTGTGGACCCTTTGGCAGTCGCTATGGCCGACCATGCGCCTTCAAGCGCTTCAGCCCGCTCATGCCACTCACCTGTTGTCAGGTCGAAACACCACGCGGGGCGGTTTTCAAACGTGATCACACAGACTTTCGACCCTTCATCTTCATAGAAGAAGCATGATTTTGGCGTTTCGTTCGCAATCGAATAGGACGGGCCTTCAACACCGCGCGACACGGGCCGAATAGCCCCGCCTTCGGTGATATAAGCCACGTTATCGTCACCAACGAAGAGCGCACCCTCTTCCACTCGGCAAAGCAGGTTGAAGTCCTTTAGGCCGGTTTCAATAACCCCGCCGTTCACAGGCTTGAACGCGTTTGCGCCGCTTAGACCAGTGAAAGACCAGATTTCAGTGGATTTCTGCTTAAATATCCAAACCATGTTGCGGATCGTCAGAATGCGCACAATCTTGTCAGGACGGGCAACCACACCGCTTGCGGCAAAGTTCAGTGCGGGCATGTCTGATGCGTCCAGAAGGGCCGACCAGCCAAGGTTTACACCGTCCCGTTCTGCATAAAGCGTATGCCCCCGCAGAAACGCTGCAGACCCCACATTAGGAAACAGCACCACGTCTGGGGTGATCTTTGTTAGCGTGGCGCCGTCCCAAACCCGGTATTCCCCACCTGCCGTTACAACAACATCGTCGTCATTGCTGGAAATCGTGGTGTTTTCGTCGTCCGGCACGCTGCCGAGGTTCGTAATCACGCCTGCATCGGTCACGCTGTAAAGCGCACCATCAACAACGGCGTAGAACAGATCCCCGATGCGCTCAAACGCGCGAGCAAACACGCCGTCAAAGTCTGCAACCTGCTCCTGACCCAGCACCGACACAACGGAATAGGCTGTCTCAGACCCACCGACAGGAACGCGACGACAGTTCACAAGGCGCGACGAATTAGCCCCCCGGTTGTTGCTGTCACGGGCGGATTGTCCGAAAAACTCGACTTTCATTTTAGGTCGAAGGCTTTTCTGTCACGACCTGCGAAGGCATGCGCAACAGTCCGTCTGGGATGGTCGCCTTTGAAATCGTGTGGTTGTTGTTTTGAATGCTGCGAAACCATGCGTCCGGGTTGAACGAAGGTGGCACCACATAATCTGCCGACAGACGGGCTGCCAAAAGATAGATCACGCCCTCTATATATTCATCGTGAAGCGGGAACGTGTCGTTCTCGCTAACTTCGTTCCATGACAGATCAACCGAACGCAATTTCCAGCCAAAAACCATAGAGTTCAGGGCATCAATGCCCTCCTGCAACTCTTCAGGCTGCAAGGCCTCACCGACCCCAGAAATGTTCAACTTGCGATATGCGCGGCGCACAATGTCACGAACAATGGCCATTATCTGACCTCCAAATAAGGAAAGGCAGGGCCATTACAGCCCCGCCTAATAGTGCTTAGCTCGTCAGGCGCAGGCCGCGACGCGGGTCAAGAACCTCACGGCCCCACAGCACGTCAAAGCGCATGTTGTGCGCCAGCGTGTTGCCTTCGGTCCATTCCGAAACAGACACGGTAACTTTGTTACCCTTCTGGGTCGAAGTTTTCAGACCTGCGTTGCCGGGAATGTCCAGCGGGCGCGAAACCAAAGTCACGCACTCAGGATCCAGCAACAGCGATTGGCGATGCGACGTGCCGCTTGCGCCAGTCTTGACCGTAATTGCCGCGTTGTTCGCCGGCGCCGCATTCACAGTCTGGAATGCCCCAGAGGTGATGATGGGCGGCGAAACGGTCAGAGCCGCCGGGCCGGTCGATGCGCCACTGTCGGCGTCAGCCTTAACGGTGAACGTCTGCAAGCGTCCTGTGCTGACCTTGGTGCCGGGGTGAACCGAATACACATTGGCAATGGTAAACACGTCACCAGCCTTCAGAATGCCGGGGGTGCTGTTGGTCCAGCCATCGGTGTTCAGGGTCTGCGACCAAGTGTTTTTGGCTGCATCATAAGTCACATCTTGCGACGCACCGTTAACCAGAGGCGTGCCAGTTGCAATGCCCACAGTGTGAGTGGGTGCAAAAGCAGTCTCGTAGTTATCAAAGCCGCCCGCATAGCCGATCATCGCCTTTTCAAGCGCGGTCTTGTTGCGGCCCTGAACGTTGCTGTTCGCAATGGCGCTGGAGATCTTAGCACTCACGACCGGCGAATGGAAACCAAGGCGACCGCCGACAGGAATGCCAACATCGGTCATCATCGCGCCAGCTTCAGCAAGCTCCAGAACAGTTGAGGGCGCGGTGCCTGCGGTTCCGTCAAAGTGATAGAAGCTGGTGTAAAGCTCAGACAGCGAGGTTTCGATTTTCTCGGCAGCGCGACGGGCGTTCGGACGAATGACCATCTCGGCCCAGCGGTCAAAGTCCAAGGTGCGGTCTTTTGCACCGATGGTCACTTTGTTCGACCACGTTTTGTCCATCGACACATCCACAACGCCTTCGTTCACGTCTTCAGTGTGCGACGAAAGGTCAATGTCATTGTCTTGGCCAAGGTATTGCATCTGACGACGCACCTTGATCGTGTCGCCGTTCATAGCGAAATCACTGGACAGATCCGAACCGACCATGTTGCCAAGGACGAGTTCCTGTTCCAGCATGCGGACGAATTCCTTCGAGACCGCTGTGGGGGTATAGAAAGAGTTTGCCATTTTATTGGCTCCTTAAAGTGTGGGTTTGCCGCCCTTTGCTCGCCACTCGTCGTATTCAGATGGGCTCATGGCCTCCCAATTCAGGGAAGCACTTGCAGCAGGCCGAACAGGTTCAATCGGCGCGGGGGCGTCAGTTACGGTTTTTGACTTGGGCGTTGTTACCATTGCTTCGAGCCGTCCCAACTCTCTCGCCGCTTCAAGGGCAAGCGCTGGGTTTGGGCTGTCACATAGGGCACTCAGGCGCTCGGCCTGATCTGGGTTCTTCCCCAGATGATAGGCAACATCAGCGGCAGCATCGGACCCCATGAGCATCACGGCAAGATTTTGCGAAATCGGCAGGTCGTCATTGCGAACCACCGCGTCAAAATCGTCATATTTGCCTTGCGCCTCGCCAACTTGGGCCTCCCAGTTTTGGGTAGCCTCTTGAATGCGCTGTGCCTGGATCCGCTCTTGCTGCGCAAAGGTTGCTCGCGCTTCAGCTTCAAGTCGTTTGACCTCGCGTTCATCCATCATTTTCGCAGCAGCGATTGCGGATAGTGACGCTTGGTATTCTTCAGGAGTTGCAAAGTCCTCTGGGCGCGGCGTTGGCAGCTTCCCGGCAGCTTCGCGGGCAGCGGCCAAACGTGCCTCCGCCTCTTCCTGTGCCTTCTGCGCAGCCTCAGCATCTTCCCGCAACTTGTCTTGAAACTTGCGGCGACGCTCGCGGCGTTCCTGTGATTTGCTTTTCCCTTCATCCTCGGCGGCGTCTGGTTCGGCTTGCGCCTCCTCTTCCGTCGCTTTGGCGGGCGGAGTTTCGACTTCCTGCCCTTCTGTGCTTTCCGCCACTTCTGGCGCTGTGACCTGCTCGGCCTCAGATTGCACGACTTCAGCACCCGCCACGGGGGCGGGGGTTTGATCGTCGGTCATTTTTGATTTTCCTAGATTTGTGGGACTAAGCCCGGTTGAAATGCGCCTTCAAGCGCACGGGCAACTTCCTGCTGGATAAGCTGGGCAATCGCCTCGTTCAGTTCGCCGCTTTGCGCGGCAAGTTCGAGTTCTTTTTCTTCCACCTCTAAAGAGGCTTTTTCAGCATCGGCTTCGGCCTCGGCGGCTTCGGCGGCCTGCTTTTGGAGCTCCACCATTTGGCCCTGCTGTTCCAACTGCATCGCCTGCTGCTGTTCCATCATCGCGCCTTGCATCTGCTGCTGCTCTTCCGGTGACATATCGTCAGGGTCGCGCAGTTGCGGGGGAAGCGTCTTTTTCAGGCGGTCAACAAAGCGGTCTTTGTTCGGCCAGTCCATCGCGTCGGCAATAAGGTCACTAACCATGCCTGCGGTTTGCGGGAAGCTCTTAACAAAGGCCATCATGCTTTCGGCGGTCTCTTGGCGGCGGGTCGAATAATTCGGCCCAACACTCACACGCACAGCGTACTTGCCAAGCGTCACAGGATTGATAACCCCCATGCCCAGCCCCGGCTGATAGACCTGCTTGTTAATTTCAACAATCTTTTCCGCGTCGTCCTTGCCCAAGATCCGCACCGCGCGTGCCGTGTCGTAAATCTTAGGGATCATATCAACTAGGATGCGCCCACAGCGGGCAATGGATTTTGCCAAATTGTCCGAATAAATCGAGTTCGCAACGTCGCTTTCCATCTGGCGCTGACGAATTGCAACGCCCGACTGCTCATTGGACCGATTGCCCAGACCGGCGTCATAAATGCCCGTTGTGGCCTTCATGTCCTCAACAGCCTTCATGGCCTGTTGCGCCATGCCAGCCGATGATACGGGCGGCTGTGCGCGTTGAGGCGGCGGGGCTTTTTCGTCGGGATTGTAGGGCAAATAAGGGTCATTGCTGCTGTTTGCAGACGCCCAAATATCCTCTAGCCCCTCAACCTGCTTTGTGGTCACAATATACGGCGCTTTAGGCTGCAACGCGACTAGCTCCGCATCCGCAGAACTCCAATAGTTGTAAAGCTGGGCCGGGTCTTTTGCGTATCGGATCACTGACGACCGAACCACCTTGTCACCACGGTCAATTTCTTCGCCAACAACAGAAACCACAGGGATTTCGCTGCACGGAAATTCCTGCGGGCCTTCCAAAACAGCCTTGCCAGAAACCTTGGCCCACATGACTTTGTGCGTGTGCACCTTGCGCGTCTTCACAAAGTCCATAGGCGGCTTAGCGTCTTCAATCGTGCGCCCGTCTGGGGTTAAGCCGATTGTTTTAACGACCGGCTCTTTCCAGAAATATTCGGCAACGATAACGCCGCTGCCTTCCATCCAGTGTTCGCGAC